TTGAAGTAACTTCGTTCGATATGCAACTCGGTGGATCTGGTGCATACTTTGAGTATAGTCTTGATGGATATCTAAAGTCTGGTGAAAAACCAGGTGTTATGGATCCTACTAGATCTTCAGGTAGAGCAATTCCAGAATCTGATTTCCCTGTATTCAACATTACACTTGAACCAAATAACTTCTTCACCGATGAAGTTGTATATTCTGGTGATAAGAAAGGTACAGTTGAAAGATGGAATCCAACCAATAGAACTCTGGTTGTTTCTACTCCTGACGAATTTGAAATTGGGTCAAGAATTGTTGGTGAAGCTTCTGGTACAATAGTTGTTATTCAAAATAAGTTTAACTTTAACTCAACTGTTTCTACAGGTGCAGGTTCAACATTTATTAATGGGTGGAAGACTAATTCTGGTTTCCTGAATGACAGTCTTCAAAGAACTTCGAATAATGAGTATTATCAGAATCTTTCATACTCACTCAAGTCTACTGTTCCTTTACAGGAATGGGATGATTCAGTTTCTAGTCTGGGACACGTTGCAGGTCTTGCCAAGTTTGCAGATCTTTCTGTAGAATCTACAGAAGAAACACCAGGTGGTATTATTGTGTCTCCAGGTGATACTGATGTTGATGTTGTTGTCGATGTTATTGGTGAAGCCAGTATTCATTGTTTCACTGATTTTGATAATGTTGCTGAGAACTCATTCAATCTCAATGGTAACCTAACCTCTGATGAAATAATCTTCCAGAACAGAATTCTCACTGATTACAATGAATCATTTGGTAATAGAGTCCTGAGTATTGATGACTTTAGTGACACTTTTAATAGTGTTGCAAGAACAACCAAGTTTGCAAACGTTGGTGACTTCCCATCGAGTTACACTTATAACAAAATTCTAGTTTATACCAGGGATCAAGTTCTGACTAATCAGAGACAGGTTAATTTCTTATCTATTCTTCATAATAACTCTAATGCTCTTATTTCTGAGTATGGTAAACTTGATACCAGAAACTTAGGTTACTATGACTTTGTACAATCATCTGACCAAACGAAGTGGTTCTTAAGATTCTATCCTGTTCTTTTTGCGTACAACTCTTACGATGTAAATACACTCTCGTTCAGTCTTCTTGATAATATTAGTGGTGTAGGTTCGACAACCTTTGGTGATATTGTTAATATTGAGTCTAAGAGGGTTGATGTTTCTATTGGTACTACTACAACCATTGCGTCCATCCCAACAACTTACAGATCAGGTAAGTTACTTGTTCAGTTGGAAGATGGAAACGATCACTATTCTGTCGATGAACTGAATTATGTTCATGATGGAACAGATGTATATCTCCTCGAATATGGTGATCTTGCAACTAACGTAACTGGTTTTGGTACTTTCAATGTTTATGTTGATGGTAGTAACGTTGATGTTGACTTTGCTCCAACAACAGGTGTTGGGGTTACGGCTACCGTTTCTATTATTGAAACATCATCAACAGGAACTGGTCCTGGAACCACATATCTGAATCACTCAAAACTTGATACTCAATATACTTCAATCTCTGCTTCTGGTTCTCCTGGTATAACCACGATTGCAACTTATTCAGGTAATACAGAAGCTTCTTATCATGTTGTTACTGTTACAGATACAACAAACAACGAATATGAATCATTTGAGGTTATCACACTTTCTTCTGTGTATTCACCATCTGAATTTGTTGAATATGCAAATGTCCAAAGTAGTGGATCTCTGGGTCAAGTTGGTATTGAGACTGTAAGTAATGGTCCAAGTCGTCTGAATCTGACATATACACCTAATGCAAGTATCGATGTTGAAGTCAGAGTCTTATCTATTGGTATGGAACCTCCTACTGATAATACTAGACCAACAGATATTAATCTTGAGACCTTACATATCCATACCGATGAAGGAATCTATCGGGGTACTCAACTTGACCTTGTGACCGCATTTGGTCTCAAACACAAGGGTGATCAAATCTTCCTTAGAGGATTTGATGGTAGTGACCCTGCAGTTGTTGATACCACTAATAATAGTGTTGCAATTTCTAATCACTTCTTCGTAACTGGTGAAGAAATTACTTATACTTCACCTGGTGCAGGAACCACTGCTTCCATCGGAATTGCAGCAACAACAGTTCCTGGTATTGGTCTTACTGATAAATTACCATCAACTCTTTATGTTGTTGCTCCAAATAGTAAGGAAATTAAGTTTGCAACTACTGCAGAAAATGCACTGAAACTTGAACCAGTTGTTCTTAGTATTGGATCAACTGGTATCGGTGTTGGACACAGTATTACTTCAACGAAACAGAATCAAAAAGTTCTTCTTGCAGTCGATAACATTGTTCAGTCACCAGTCGTTGCATTCGGTGTTACAAGTTCACTTGCACAAGACGTTGTATTCCAACAGGATATTCTTCTGTCAGGAATTACTTCAATCTTCACTGGTGATCTTCTCCGTGTTGGTGATGAAATCATGGAGGTCTCTTCTGTAGGAGTTGGTAATACAACCTCAATCAATGTTTTCAGAGCAAGAATGGGAACCGCCAGAGCTTCACACAGCACTGGTGATCTGGTCGAAAAACTGAGTGGTGAATATAATATTGTTGGTAACACTCTAAACTTTGCTTCTGCACCTAAGGGTCCAGAACCAGTAGGTGTTGCCGTAACTGTTGACCCTGATGAAACTGATTGGACTGGACTTACAACCACATCTTCTTTCCAGGGAAGATCATTCATGAGATCTGGTGTAACTGGTACAACCACTGAAACATATTCTCGGAACTATATTTTTGATAATACTTCTTTCCAGTTCACTGGTATTAGAAGTGAATTTACCATAACCAATAATGGATCTAATGTAACTGGTGTTGCAACACAAAATCCATTCGTTGTTATTAACGGCATCCTCCAAGAACCAACAGGTACACAACCACCTTCACTTCAAGTTGGTGATTATAGAATGGTTGAGGATAGTGGTATCACCAGTATCAGATTTACAGGTAATAATGGAGTACCAACTGGATGGGATCCAAATAATGGTGATTATCCAATCGGTGGTTTGATTGTTTCTGTTGGTTCTTCCAACGGTTTCGGTTATCAACCTTTGGTAGCTGCTGGTGGTACTGTTACTGTTTCCTCATCTGGAACGATCACTTCTGTAAGTATTGGTAACTCTGGTTCTGGATACAGATCTGGTATTCAGACAGTTGTTAATGTTGGTGTTCAAACCTATAGTGATGGAATTCCAAACATTGAGTTCATCGGAACTGCTGCTATTAGTGGTGGACACATTGTAAGTGTGGCCATCACAAACCCAGGTGTAGGATACACTGGAACCAATCTTCCAGATTTAGTATTTGACGATCCTCTGAGTTATGACAATATTTCTCTGAGTTATGCACCTGGTTATGTTGGTTCTGGACAGAGTGCAACTGTTGATATCGTTGTTGGTCAGGGTTCAAGTGTTATCAACTTTACTCTCAGAAATCCTGGTTTCGGATATGGTAATGGTGAGAGACTTGTGTTTGAATCTGGTGGAACAAGTGGTATTCCTACTGACCCAAGTTCATCATTTGAAGATTTTCAACTTCTGATTGATGAAGTTTATTATGACAGGTTTAACTCCTGGTCCGTTGGTGAAATCGAAGTTCTTGATACTCTTGACAATGAATTTGATGGATTCAAGACAAACTTCCAACTCACACTTAATGAAGCTGTATTCCCAATTGCAGTAAGATCTGGTTCACCAGTTGATGTTGAACAGACTTTGATTGTATTCATTAATGATGTGTTACAAGTTCCTGGAGTTGGATATGAATTCGGTGGTGGAACTATCATCAAGTTCACTGAAGCACCTAAGGTAGGTGATACTTCTAAGATTCTTTTCTATAAGGGAACCAGTGGTGTTGATGTTAGATTTGTTGACATTCTGGAAACTGTAAAACCAGGTGATACTCTTGACATTGATAATAACCCAGGACTTGGCCAAGGTTTTGCACTTGACGAAGATCCAAGAGTTGTTACTGGCATTAGTACTGTTGATTCATTATTCACGAACCCCTACAGTGGACCTGGTGTTACCACCGATGCAAACCTCTTGAGACCTGTTACTTGGTGTAAACAACTTACAGATAAAATTATTGATGGTGAAGTTGTTGGTAAGGATAGACAACATTATGAACCTCTGATTTATCCAGCTTCTTATCTGACTCAACCAGTAGGTCTTGGTTCTACAATTGTTTATGTTGATACTGTAAGACCTCTATATGATGCCGATAATGAGACAGCACTCAGATCTTTCCAGAACAGAATTGAAATTGTATCACAAGATTCGATTGTAAGTGCATCTGCTACGGCAGTTGTCTCTTCTGCAGGAACAATTACTTCTATCAGTGTCACCAATTCTGGTATTGGATACACATTATCACCACAGGTTACAATTTCCACCCCTGTAGGTGTTGGAACAACTCAAAGAGCATCTGCTACAGCAACAATCTCTGGTGGTTCTGTAAGTTCGATTACAGTTGTTAATCCTGGATCAGGATACACGACATCCAATCCACCTTCGGTATTGATTGAGGATCCTCGTACAATTAGAGAAGAAATTAATGTTCTCAGTTATACAGGTGATTATGGAATTGTTGTTGGATTAGGAACTACTGATAGTGGTTCACAAGAACAGGTCATTTTTGATCTATTCATTCCAGAAGATTCCTTCATGAGAAATATTAATCTTGTAGGATCGGCTGTAACGATCAGTGGTATTTCTACAGGTGATTATTTTACCATATATGGAACAAATACTTCTATTGGTGATACATTTGGAACACAGAGAACTGATGGATCCAGTATTGGTGTTGGTACAACCGCACTTGATATGGTCTATCAGGCAGTGAGTGTTGAGATCAAAGAATTGACTATTCCTGGTATTGGCCAAACACATATTAGTAGAATCGTTACCAATGTTGATTCTTATGGTGTTGGATTTACCACAGTAAGTCTACCAAGTCTTGGTAACTATAGTTGGGGTAAGATCAACCTTTCTGATAGAACAGATAAGAGGTCATTTGAGTTCTATGGTAACAATGGATATACTGGAATTTCAACTTCTGGTTTTGTGTTCAGAAATGTAGCACTAAAGGATGACAATTACATTTGATAATCTTCTATAAATAAGAAAAAAAGTCCTCTAAACAATGGCAGCAATAATTACTGATCAACTTAGAATTTTGAATGCTAAGAACTTTGTTGCTGGTGTTACTTCCAGTTCAAATTCTTATTATACGTTCATTGGTATTCCCAATGCTACAAATTATCAATCGAACTGGGATTCAAATCCACCTACTCCGATTGATAGTTTTGAGACTTATAATGATACATGGGATTCCATGATCGCACTGAAGAAAATCAATGCGAGTGATGTAACACAAGTTGTTAGAAAAGAAGTCTGGACTTCTGGAACTACCTATGACATGTATCGTCATGACATTAGTAGAAACAATCCTTCACAACCATCTGGTTCGTTTGACTTATATTCTGCTAATTACTATGTAATGAATAGTGATTATAGAGTCTATGTTTGTCTCTATAATGGTGCTGATCCCGAAAACAATTTTGTCGGTGGTCCTTCACTCGATGAACCCACATTCACCGATTTAGAACCAAGAGAGGCAGGTTCTAGTGGTGATGGTTACATCTGGAAGTATCTTTATACCATCAGTCCAAGTCAAGCGATCAAATTTGACTCAACAAACTACATTCCTGTTCCTAGTGATTGGTATACAAGTACTAGAGATGCTCCTGTCAGAGATAATGCTGCATCAAGTGGTCAATTAAAGGTTATCACGATAAGAAATCGTGGTGTTGGCATTGGAACAGCTAATAGAACATTCACCAGAGTTCCTATCAAGGGTGATGGTGATGGTGCAGAAGCAACAATCGTTATTAATAACGATTCTAAAGTAGAAAGTATTAATATTTCCAAGGGTGGTTCTGGATATACCTTTGGCACTGTTGATTTGGAAGCTGGTGGAGTTCCAACTGGTACAACTTCACCAATTTTCAACGTAATTATTCCACCTCAAGGTGGTCATGGTGCTGATATTTACCAAGAATTGGGTGCATACAACGTTTTGACGTACTCAAGATTCGAAAATGACACTGAAAATCCAGATTTTATCACTGGAAACCAATTTGCATCTGTTGGTCTCGTAGAAAATCCACATGCACAAGGTTCAACTTCTAATTTGACTCTTGATAAGGCTAGTGCAGTATATGCACTGAGACTTACTGGAGCTGGATATAGTTCAGCAACATTTACAGGAGACTCATACATCACTCAAACGGTCGGAGTTGGTTCAACTGCTGTCGGTAGGGTCGTTTCTTACGATCAAATCACTGGTGTTTTGAAGTATTGGCAAGATAAGTCAAATTCTGGATTTAACACTGATGGTTCGTTAAATTCAGACCCCACATATGGGTTCAAAATGAACAGATTTACCTCTAGTCCAGCTACTGGTGGTAGTGTAACTATTGTTGGTGGTAGTACAAACTTAGGTATTGATACCGTATTTACGGGTGTCTCTACTGTTCTAAATAGTCGTACATATTATCTTGGTCAAACTTTCACAAATGGTGTTTCACAACCAGAATCCGAGAAGTATTCTGGAAACATTATTTTCCTTGACAATAGACCTTCCGTAACAAGGTCTTCCTCACAGAAAGAAGATGTAAAGATTATCTTGCAGTTCTAAAGAATTATGCCACAAGACACTAATCTCAACGTTGCTCCATATTTTGACGATTTCGATCCTCAGAGCAACTATTATAAGGTATTGTTCAAGCCTGGATATCCTGT